AGCTGATCCAGAATAAGATTGAACGGCATCTGTGTCTTTTAGATAACACATATTGCCTTCCTGTGGGCTAGTGACAGCCGCATCGCGAGCTGCTGCTGAGGCGAATGTCCAGACTCCCTGCATGAGATAGCCATTCGTATCTGTTGCAGTTAGCACGTCCCCCGTATTGAACGTTTTGAACCCGAGTGGTGTTCCCATTGGATCTCCTTAGTAAGAAAGTGTGTTAGTGCCTAGTATCCCATAATTCGTCGATAATATAAACGAATCTAGGATTGGCTCTAGCGTGGTCAGAGTGGTCTTCCAGTTGCTCGGCCTAACGTCATGAGATATGCCAAACACCTGCAAAGTCTTGGTTAGGGTCGATGCCCCTGGTTGTGTGGTTGTAACTGTCACTGGATCAAAGAAGTCAAGATCCAAGGCGGCAAGAATGCCAGCATCATAGTTATCAGTGTAAAGGTCTAGGGTAACAGCATCGCATCGGATTGATGTCTCTTGGCGAGAAGCAACGAATGCTTGGGCATTGTTTAGGGCTTCCGCATCTGTCTCCATTAACAGATTTTGCTCTTGGTAAGAGTGTAAGAAATACTTGTCAATAGAAGCTTGATTAGAGGCAACCTGTGGAGTGCCACCAGTGCGAGTAATAGTAGCTTTGTTAAACACCAGGGTGTCGTCTAGTTTCCATAGCGCATTGTTATAAGAAATGCCAGTGCCATTGTCGTTAAACTCTACTGGAGTGCCAGCAACGCTTGATGAAGTTAAGGCGCGATCCTGAAAGACCGCATTGCCTAAAGCGTCCATGTAGAAAGAACCATATTCGGTACTGGTAACTAACTGCATTGCGCCAAGAGAAGTGCGAAGAGTGCCTGGGTCTGCCTGCACTGTGGTTTGTCCAGCATCTACATCACGCATGCCAGCAGGCCAACCGATCTGATCAAGGATCTTGCCGATGCGTGTGCCAGTAGTTTGGCCAGCTGTAGCAGAAGCCACTGTGGTTATCTGGGCATTCTGGAATAATCTAAAGCCATCAACGGCTTGAATGGTTGTGTAAACGACTTCTCCAACATCGCGTGGAGTGGTCGTGTCGTAAGAAGTTATGTAACCAGCAAAGATCGGGAAAGTGGTTCCACCATAACTGGCAGTGATAGTAACCTTGCGCATAGGGTTTAGCAGTTCATAATAAGGACTTGCTGGGTTCATGGGGTTGAAATCACCGTTTTGATCGATGATTCGCAAGCTCATAGTGCCAGTTTGGAATATGTCAGATAGGGCTGTGCGACCTCGATTGGTTCTAATAGAATCAACTTGATTAGAAACATCTACAGTAACTGATGTGGTATCAGCCAAGGCGTTAACTCCCAGAACACCAGAGTCAAGAATCATAGGTGAGGCAAAGCCAGCACCAGTTGAAAAGTTGATGATGGCGTTGATTACTGGAACTGTCACCCTTCGTCCACCCTAAATCCAAGCCCACCTGGTCGTACAGTGCTTAGGCCTTGAGTATTGGCTTCAACTACGGCATCATTAACAACTTTAACTAGATCTTGTTGAGCAATAACAGATCCAGTAACAGTCACATTTACCGTGACGGGTGACGATCTCATATAAGAAGGCAATTCTTGGCCATAAAAAGCCCCAGTGCCAACGCCGCCGCCAAGACCAGCCATAGAGCCATTGGTTTGTGGCATTGGAGTTGGAGTTGGACTTGGAATTACTACTACAGGAACTGGATCTGTAATTGTAGGAGTAGGAGTAAGAGAAGGGTTGACATTTGTTGTAGGGGGTATCACTAGAAGATCATCAGGTTCTAAAGCTAATACGCCACCTGGCTTACGAACAGACAGTCCACTCACTTTGCCCAAAAGTTCTGCAATTAATTCAAGGGTTGATAATGTCTCCGCAAAAGGGTTAGCTGGTGGCTTGATGGTATTAATTTGGCCTTGTAAGGCTGCTGTGGCTCGCTGTGAGGCTTCCAGTTTCTTCTGTAACTTATCTGCTAATTCAAAATCTTCATTGAGGATAGCGCGCTGTAATTCTAGGCGTAGTTTTTCATCAGCTGAGATTCTGCCTTTAAGGGCTGCCTCGATCTGGATCCGCTCTATATTGAACATGGAATCAGCTTTAGCCAATATTGCTTTTTGAGCAGCAGCCTTCTTATCAGCAGCAGCCCTTTTATCAGCTGCGATCTTGGCCGCAGCATTAGCCTTTTTTTCAGCTGCTAACTTTGCGGCAGCGGCAGCCTTAGCTCTTTTTTCCTCAGCTATGCGAGCAGCCTCAGCAGCTTTAGCAGCTTTAGCAGCAGCCTCAGCTTGTTTTTTCAAATAATATGGCGATATAGGCAGCGTGGTTAAACCAGATGTGCGCTGCTCTTTACCCAAATCGGCAAGTAAACTTATGTATGTGCCGAGAACTGGAATGGCTTGGATATAAGCGTCTAAAGGTAATTGAAAAGCTTTACCTGCTATAGGAATATCTTTTAACTTTTGAATAAATACGCCAACCCCAAGAATAATATCAGCAATATATTGTGATGTTTTTTCTAATCCTTCATTTAAATCATCAATGCTTTTATCGCTGGCAAGCAATTTTAAAGCATCTACTAGGCCTTTACCTATAGTTTCTTTAGCGTTATTAGCGGCTACTTGTAATTTGGCTAATTGTCCTGCATAACTGTTAGCTGCAGCTGCAGATTGACCAGAAAATAATTTAGTTAATTTTTCTTGTATATCCGCAAACTGGCCTGTAGCTAATTCAGCTTTAGATATGCCTACGCCTAAACGACCAATAGCAGCAGTTTGTCCTAAGTAGGCTTTTTGTAAACTTTGTGACACCTGGGTAACTGTCTTACCTGTACCTGCCGCAATATCTAAAGATAGGTTTAATAATTCTTGTGACTTGCTAACTGATCCTGTTGCCCTGAGTAACCTGTCCATGGCCGGGCGCAGTTCATCATCAAGCACGCCTGTTTGCTTTTCTAAATTATTTATAAAGTCACTAACGATAACTGCGTTATTACCGTATGCAAGCCCTAAATTTTTAATTGTTACGCTTAATGATCGAGCGGCGTTTTCATCTTCTATAAATGCCTTAGCACTAGCTTTGGCAAAGTTGGCTACTGCTGTTGCCCCAAATGCCACGCCAAATGTCTTGGCAAGTTTTTTGACATTCTTTTCTAAATTGTTTGTAGATTTGCCTGCTTGTTCAAAAGCTCTTTTACCGGTGAACTCGGCTGCTACATCAATAACTATATTAGGCATTAGCCGCGCACGCTCGCTCTCTTGTTAAGCATATTTTTTGCTTTGTCAATAGCTTGTAAAACGCCATCTTGTGCTTTGCCTTCATCTTCTTCATAAGCACGAAATAGGGCACGACCTTGCATTTTGGCATTGCCCTTTAAAACAGATGAATACTTGTTGTTTAGATTTTGTACAAATCTTGAATCTGGGGTCTTACGGCCAGCAGTCTCATAGATCGCACCAGCAGCAGTCTTGTTAAATAAACGCGCTAACGATCTAAACCCTCGGCGATTAGGCTTTGATGGTGTTGTTTTGTAACCAATACCAGTTTTAGCACTCTTGGCTGTGTAAACAGGAAATCTACCCTGACTGTTATCTTTTGGTCGCCAGTTACTTAGCACTTGGCTATCAGAAGGCATATAGCCCCTAGCCGTCTTAACAACGGGCTTAAGGGCTATCGCCATTTCTTTAGGTAATTGCTTGGCTAGATCAGGCGTGAATTGGCGTAAGGATTTACGAAGTGCGAGACCGCCCTTTACTGCGACTGGCATCTTTCATCTCCTTATTTCGATCTTTCATAGCCTGTAATAAAGCCTTAAACATTCTAGAATCAAGTTCTAGTAAGTCATTAGGCGCGATCTGTGTCTCCAGACTTAACCTTGCGATCAAGTAAGTGAAAGAGTCACGCCCTATAATTCCGGGTCATCATCGAGGACTTCCACTTTTTGAAGTGTGTCCAAGAACTCTGCGCCGAATGGCTTGACAGTTTCTCCGCTGCGGCGGATACATTCCCAAGCGAGCCAATAAACATCGGTCTGTCTTTCCATGTCGCGAAAGGCTTTGTGAAAGCCCATCTTGGCATAGACCTCGAATGTGTATTCGATCGATGGAGTTATCTGATGTTCAGATACAGACCCATCTGCCCTTGTGATCTTTAGCTTTGCCATTTGTTAGCCCTTTTCTTTAGTAGTTAGATTATGACCAAGTACCAGTTGTTGCGATTGCTGTCTTGCTGTTGCAAGTAAATGTAAGGTCAAGCATACCTTCATCAGCGACAGCGCCGTTAATGTCGGTAAGGTTGTCAACCAAAATGGTTCCAGAATACAAAACGTTGGTTGCTGATACAGCAGCTGATGAATCTTGGATTGCTGCGAAAGCAACTGTTGTGCCATAAGCAGCCTGTAGGGTTGCTAGCACGTTTGCTGCTGCTGTGTCGTTCAAGAATGACACTGTGATGGTATCAGCTGACAGACCTGTAACGAACTTGTGAGCTGTGTCGCCCATAGCAGTTACTTCGATCTGATCTGATTGACGGTTAAGTGTAAAAGCAGTGACATGGTCAGAAAGATTGATAGTGGCAATCTTTAGACCAACTTTGTTATTTAGAAAAATTGCCATGATTATTCTTCTTCCTTCTTAGTAGTTACTGGCTTTGGTGCTTCGGTGATCTGACCAATCTTCTTCAAGAAGGCTAGATCCTCTGGTGTTAGGTCTGACATGTTAACTCCAACTTGTTAGGATTGATACGGACATCTCGCAGCTGAGCAGATCACCTGATGCAGCATTGAGAACGCTTGGGGCAGATACACTGCCTACATTATAGGTCAAAGAACTAGCAGCAAGTAAATTAAACACTCGAACTACATTAGTTTCAATGCCGTTTAGGTTGCCTTCGTTATCAAATAAAGGAACTGTAATAATAATCTTAAAATTAGCCAGGGGGCTTACTGTGTTACGCGCATTGTTGCTTGGCGCAAGGTAAGGATCATCTGGGCTTACGATAACTGAGTTGGCAAGAACGACTGATGGCGGAAAGGCAAAGGTCTGCCAAAGTGAGTTATCAATTAACGCTGTTGCTAGCGTGGTGCGTAGGGTCGTGATCGATGCTGGCATCAGCCCACCATTGAGCGTGGGTCTAGCGCGTGTGCGATCAAACCTCTTACCTTAGCGAGCAGCTGTGCTGACATTCGATAAGGTGAGGGCTGGAAATCGACAGAATTGGAACCAGTCAAAGTGCTGGTTCTTGCTTGCCAGATCTCGACAGCTATCATCAAAGCGGCATTCTGGATTGCTGCATCAGCTGTCCAGTCTGTTGATGGACTAATTGTTACTGTTCCATAAGGTCTAACTGCGTGGCGTGGTTCAGCCGCTGGTGTACCTGTTATTGCATAAGAAATTGAATAATCATCAACAATCGTGACTGTCTTTGATCCATTGAGATGTGCTTTATTGTTAGTTACAACAACTGTTTGACCAACATAAAATGTATTTTTAACAAGTTCATCAAAGTAAAGAGTGCCAACTGTGGGTGTGTTGCTGTGTTCAATATTGAAATGAGTATCTGCCCAAAGCATTGGAAGCAGGACAGAATCACTTGCGTCACATACTTCTTGAATTGTCGCATCTGGGTACAGCGAGCCAACGCCGAGAACGCTCTTGAGTTCAGCTACTGTGCAGAGTGACATTCCATTTCCTTTCTAAAGACCAAGAGGGGGCAAGGGCTATGCCCCCTCTCAGCGACTTAGTGGGCTTACGCCTTGTTGTTCTTGAATGCGCCAGCAGCAACCTTAGTTGCGATTGCGCCAAAGCCGTAGTAACCAATGGTTACTTGACCTGCTGCTGTTGATTCTGCGCGTAAGCGGTATGTTGGGCTCTCATACCATGTGTAAGCATCTGGGTTAACGATAAGGATTGTTCCATCTGTATCGCCAGCGTTTGTTGGATCGACATAGAGGTTAAGTCCTGCAACATTACCTGTCAATGATGTTGGAGCTACTTGACCGCCAGCGTTCATTGGCTGTGATGCTGTGTAGATTGGGCGACCAGCATCGTTAAGAGACATGATGTTTGACCATTGTCCTGTTGATACAACCATGTTGCGAGCAAAAGGATTTGGAAGGCCTGCTGTTGCTGCGTAAACAGAAGCAGATCCGCGAGCAACAATTCCAAGCAATTCAGCTGCTGTTGGGTATGTTGCTACTGTAGTTGCATCAAGTGATGCGCCTGAGATAAGTGCTGCGTTAACTGCTGCGTTTGTTGCCTTTGCATAAGCTGCTGCCATGTTGCGCACTAGCTCATCAAAGAAAGCAGGAGATGTGCGATCTAGCAATTCTACAGAAAATGTTTGTTGGCCAGCATATTTTTTAACGGACACTGATAAGAATGATGATGCTTGATCTGTTTCGTTAAACGCTGCATTTTCAGCTGTTTCTGCAACTGTTGGCATTGTTGTAATCTTTGGAATCTCAAAAGTCATACCTGCATCAGGTAGAACTCCGCGTGAGATTGCATCAATTGATGGGCGAATAGTTGTGCCTAGTGGGTTGATGATTTCAGATAGTTGACGTGTTGGTACAAGACCAGCGTTGTCTGTTGTGTCATCTGCTGCTAGTAGGTATTGACGAGCTGACTCATCACCTAATGCTGCGCGGATTGAGTTTTCTGCATACTTAGCAGCTGTTAGTTCAATGCGTGGCTTTGTGTAAGCCATTGCTGTGACAGTTGGGCGAGCAGCTTCGACCGCTGGTGCTTCAACTGGTGTTGCTTCGACTGCTGGAGTGGTGTTTTCCACGGTGGCTGTCTCGCTTTCTGTTGGTTGGGTTGATTCTTCTACAGCAGATTCTTCCGCTGCAATATCAGTAACTTG